ACCAAATATACCTAAAGAGTCTGGGTTTGTTATTAATTTTTCAATTATTAGATTGTCATTCTCACCAGCTTCTATATATGCACCATCTGTTCTTATTGCACGACATTCAGATTTATATAAATCTTTATTTTTTTCTTTAAGTTTTTTTCTCTCTGGATAAGTTTTACAACCTCTTTCGATACCAAGTTCATTAAGTGCATCTCTAGTACCAGATGTTGGTGGTGGGCCGTAAACAACAATAGGTAAGTCTGGATATGTTGGATTTATTTCTATCCATCTTTTGTATGGATTAGGTTTCACATTTTTACCATTTATATCTGCTGGTACATCTTTTGCAAGTGCAAGATATAAATCTCTTGTTGATAAATGAAAGTTAACACCTTTTTTTGAGTTTGCAATCGCAATACCATCGTAACCAATTTTAACTTCTGTAATATCTTTTACATTATTTTTTTTACAATTATCTATCTCTGTTTGTTTTATTCTTCTTGATGTATTTGTTATGTCTGGATGTTGTGTTCCTAAACCAGCACAAAATAATTTTAATCCACCACCAGAACCAGTTGACTCAACTACTGGTGTTTTAAATCCACTAGTCTTACCGAATCGTTCTGCAACAGTTGTTGCAAATGGATAGACAGTAGAACTACCTACTATTTTAATTTGGTCTCTTGCAAATAAATTCGTTGCAAATAATAATGTAAATATAAATAAAAAGTTTCTCATTTTTTTCTCCTATATTTCCATATTACTAGCCTCAACATACAATCCTTTTAACATTGTCTTGAGTCTATTTTTATCTAAGTTATTCACATCTAATTCATCAACATATGAATCTAATAAAGTAACTGTGTCTTGTGCATTTTCAATAATTTCATTTTTTACATTCTCTGCTTTTAAATCTGAAAAGTCTTCTATAATTTTAACATCGTGTGCTTTTGACTCTGTTAAAACTTTGTCTACAAACTTATCAAACATATATAAATCTTTTTTATTAACAACTATTAGTTTTACATATTTGTCTTTTAAATCTTTTATCTGATTGAAATTATAGTCTTGACCATTGGAATCATCGTAATAAACTTTTTTAAATATTGTATGTGGATTAATTATTCTTTCTAATTCTCTTGTTTCAGTATCAAATATATGAAAACCTTTTGGACATTTATCATCATTCCAATATATTTGATAAGGTGTTCCTAAATAAAATATGTGTCCGTCATCTGACTTTTTATGAAAGTGTCCAGACATAACCATATCAAATCTATTAAACTCAGATTTATCCATACCAGTTTCACTTGGGAAACCGTGATGCATTTCAAATCCCTTTATCTCAAGGTGACCCATTGCAACTGTAGCCTTTGTCTTTTGCATCTTCTCAAGTGTACTATTGTAATTTGTTGAATTTATCCAAGGTAGAAAAAATATAGGTATATCAAACTCAACAGTTTCTGCTTCTCTATATATCTTTATGTTCTCATAACGACCACCGATTAACTCATCAAGTGAATTTACTTCATTAGTATTCTTAAAGTATGTATCGTGATTACCCACTATCATATGCACATTTATGTCATTTGTCACAAAAGTTTCACAAAACTGTTCTCTGAAATCTTTTGCAGTTTTATATGACACAAATTTTCTTCTATCCATTACATCACCTAAATGAATACAATCTTTTATATTATGTTCTTTAAGATAAGGAAAGAATATATCCTCATAGAATTTGTAAAAATATGTGTTAAAATGGTCGTGGTCATTCCGAGCACCGAAATGGGTGTCAGTTACTAATGCTATTTTCATAATCTAATCTATTACGCCTTGTGATTTTAAATACTGTCTGTTTTGTAAATGATGTTCTTGAATTTGTTGTTTGGATTGACCAGTATATTCTACTCCGATATTATGTTTTATCATATATTCAACAATACCCATATTTCTATCTTCTTGTCCATCATAGATTATAAAGTCACCAAGAACTCTACCAAACTTACCAGACTTATCTTTCTTTGTTGTTAAAACTTGTTTTGAACCCACTGGCAAGAATCCTTCCACACACTTTTTTGCGTACAGACCAGCTTTCTTTTCTTCCAAGTCTCTTGTTCTTGATTCTGGTGTGTCAATTCCATAGAGGCGTATTCGTTCATTATGAATCCAAGTACCGAAACCCAAATCAATATTGACATCAACAGTGTCGCCATCCACAATCTTGACAATTTCACATTTATATTCATACATTATTTCTTTCCATTTATATGTGACCAAAGTTCTTCAATTAAATCGTCTTTTGAATGTCTTCTATCTAATTCAATACCGTACTTACGACCTACATTCTCTAACTCTCTTTTAGTCATAGTCATAAGTCTTGACTTTGAAACCTTTTTTGGTTTTGGTTTAAATAAATTTGTTATAAAACTAAACATTTTATCTCCTTTAACTTCTTATTTATTTAAGAACTTTACTAAATCATCATATCCACCTATCCAGTTATCATCTAACCAAATCTGTGGAACTGTTTTAAACCCTTGTTTTACTATATAATCTTTTGCATCATCATCTTCATCAATATAAATTTTTTCAAAAGGTAAATCTTTTGTCTTCAATAAGTTTTCGGCCTTATCACAATATAAACATATTTTTGTACCATAAACTTTATACATTATTTTTCCTCATAAAAGTTTTCTAAACTCTTCTTAGTTTCTTTTTTCTTAGAACTATTTGTTTTGTAAACCTCTTGACCGTCAGCTGGTAACATATTCTTTTGTAAGTAATCCATATACTGATTACCATAATTATTATCATCTAAAGGGTTCTGGTCAAAAGTAGGCATCATATTCTTTTCTATAATTTTATGTTTAGTATGTGTTTGTTTTTTTTCTTTTTGAATCCTACGAATAAATGCATAATATATTATTTGTGTAAAATATGAAAATGGATTCTTTGATTTTTCTGGGTCAAAGTTATTTACATATTGTAGACAGTTTTCTATACCATCACCTATCATTTCTTCTTTATATGAATAATTAATAAAATTAGGTCTAAATGATAAGTGTTGTGCAATCTTTAAAAAACACTCACCAATATAATCTGTTACTGGTGGAGTCTCTTCTCCTAAAGATTCTGCATCTTTTACTTTTTCTTTCCACTCTGTGATTGCCTCTAAGAATTGTTTATTATTAACATAGTGTTGTTTTTTTGCAGCCAATATTATTTCCTTGTATTCATTACTTTACCATATTTTATTTTATTGTCAACCACATAAAAAAATAAATTACCTATTGACAAAATATTTTTCGGTGTTATACTTGTTCTTGTATTGATTGAAATTAGTGTTTAGTTTCATCATAATCATAAGGTACATTTTGATATTCATCAATTAATTCTTCCATATCGGATTCTTCTAATGTAGTTATCTGTTCTTTGACTTCAATATTGTCTTCATTTACTTTTAATTCATCACCGTCTTTATTTTTATATCGTTCAGCATCATCATATCTTTTTAAAATATATTCATAATATTTACATAATCCAATATTTACTTCATAATGTAGAACGACTTGGTTTTTTTCTATTGCAAATACTTTATCTTTAGTAAATGTGGCCCACTTACGAAGTGCAAGATTTTCTTCGTATTTACCATCTTTTCCCATAGTATTTACCGTACACATCTTCATAGGATATCCTATTTTAAAATATCCATTTTCAGCATTGTGCAACTTACAAATGATTTCATCACCATTAGATAATTTCATTATTCGGTAACTACTCATTCCACAACCTTAACTTTCTGTTTTGAGGTTTCCATTCAACTGGAGGTTCATCTAAATTAGTTCTATCTAAATTTACATTTCCCCAAAAGTGGTCAAAAACCTCTTCTTTTGTTTCTGCAATGTTAAATTCAAATTCTTCGTACATCTTGTCTATTCTTTTTTTAATTTTTTCTTTATTATACTCAATCTTTCTTTTATAGTCATACATCTCTTTAAATTTTATATACTCTGGTTTAGTAATCATAATTTTATCCTATGTATTGTATAATCAAATTGTTCTTCGTTATATATATTTATTCGTTCCATAAAATGACGAAGTGTGAAGTTCTGTCTGTTTTTATATGAAAAGTCATCTGCAATGTCAAATAATTTACACTCAGTTTTATTATCACCCAATCTCAAACCTCTACCAATAGATTGTAAAACTCTAATCTTACTTTTAGATGGTGATGAGAAAATTATGTTATGTAAGTTCTTAATATTAATACCAGTAGAAAAAGTACCATATGATGCAACAATAATCGCATCTTTAGATTTTTCAGTTAGAGCTCTAATCTCTTCTCTAGTTAATGCATCAACACCACCACTTACAAAAAATACTTTTCTATCTTTATAGGTATTCTTTATTAATTCATATAAAGGTTTTCCGTGTTTCTCTACAAATTGATATAATACTAATGTATTACCTTTAAGTGGATTTACTAATTTATTTACAAAATGTAATCTTCTTTTATCATTTACAATATAATCTATTTCATCTGCATATTTTAAATCTTTTACAATCTTACAATCATTTTCATTATACCCTAAAATTAAACTATCTATTTTAAGATTAGATAATGTTTTCTTTTCTATGAGTTCTTTTGTAGATATAACTTTGTTTGTAGTACCAAATAAACCTTCTAGAACTAACTTATGGGTTTGTAAATCATCTAATGTACCAGTAAGACCAAAACGATACTTACATAAATGTAGTTTTGTCATTATGGATGTAAGTGATTTTGCTTTGAATAGATGAGCCTCGTCACCTATGACACAACCAAACTGTTCAAAATATTTTTTAGGAAACTTATGTAAAGATTGCCAAGTAGATATAACAACATCTTTTTCTATTTTTTTACTATGACCAGAATATACTTTTTGAATATATGATTCTAACCAACCATAGTCTAAGAAATCACTAGACATTTGTTCTACTAAACTTGTTGTAGGTACAAGTATCAATGTTTTAAGATTCTTTAAATGACACCATCTAGTTAAACCATATATGATTAACGATTTACCAGATGCAGTAGGACAAACAAAAAGACCACGACATTTTCGGGCACCATAAAGAATACTAGAAATCTGATAATCACGAGCTTTGTATGGAATTTTAAGGTGTTTAATAAATGAATTAATAGTTGATTCATCAATGTCCTCTGGTTTTGTATTAAAATCTAATTCGTATCTAATGTCATTTCGTTTACAGAACTCTCTGATGTATGGTAACAATCCCAAATAGATTTGTCCAGTAGCAACTGAGAATAATCGTATTTTTCCGTCCCATACTTTGTTTCTATAACTGGGCATAAATCTTGCACCAGGCACTTCAAAGGTAAAATATTCTGAGAGTTCTCTTGCGATATGTGGTTCTGTTTCAATTCGTATGTATACTTCATTTTTCTTCTCTATTTTCATAAGGTACTTCTTCTTTGTTCAATTCTGGAAAGTCTATGTTTTTTTGTCTATAAGGTGCATTTTTATCAGCTTCATTTGCAGCTTGTACCTTATCCATATCTTTCGTTGTGTGTGGAAGACCAAGTGCTGGTCTAGAATCAAATTTACAAAAATCACCATATGGGCCGTTTTTGTCTACATAATGTAAAAATACTTGTGTTTGCCACGCACCCTCTGGTGCGTTAAACGCTTCTCTCCAATGTTCCACTTCACACCCACGATAGATTACCCCATCACCAGGCTCCATAGGAATCATCTTACCCTTTGTACCTCTTTTACCATCTTCTGGGCCGACAAACATACCCCAGTTATAATCTTTTTTATCTTTGTAGTCATATCCTAAACAACAAGTAATAGATACTTCACAAGATGGTCTATCTTTATGTCTTTTTAACATATCACCTATTTTATATAGTCTATAATAAGAATAAGTAGGCCACAATTCTAAACCAGTAGATTTTTCTATTGACTTTCTACCAAAATTTAAAAGTGTTTCCATAAGTGGGTCACCATAAACACTATGACTGCCTGGAATCTGAGCACCTTCTGC